TATTTTATTTATTTTATTCTAAAAAGAATAATCGTTTTCCAAATATGCTTTATATAAATAAAATGCTTCTTTGGGTTTATATGTTGGAACTTCATGACCAGCAAAATGAACTGTAGCAAAAGTTAACCGTGCATCTTTTGAAAAAGGGGTCTCGAATTGCGTAATATAACCAGCTGTTTGTCCATCAACTTCCCATACCTTCCACATTTCATTTGGTTTAACAGGATAACCTAAATCCCAAATCCATTTTTGGGTTCCAATAGTTCCACATACACTGTCGTCATCTCCAGAGTAAACAAGAATTCGCAAATTTTTATCGCTCGCAGAGTTTAACAGTTTATTATAATAATGTTCCATCGGCAACATTTTGTCTAAATATTCATACTTGACAGTTCGTGAGCATTCTTCCCATTCTATTCCAGATTTTACATGGAGCGCCAATTTTACATCCGGTTTATTTAAATAATCAGACGCATAATTGTCTTCACAAGGCTCATAATCATCTTTTAAAGGGACTGCATTAAACACCGAAAAAAACGCATCTACAACTATATCATTGTTATTCTCCTTAATAATATCATAAATCATATAGGTTGTCCAAGCTTGTTGCGAAGTAACGCAAACGGGATAATCCAGAGCATAAGGGTTCAAATTGCCTATTTTTTTCATAAAATCTAATATATATGTGCTGCATATTGAAGAATTAAACTGATTTTTTACATCCAAACAACCACCCGCAACATATTTATCCCAAGATGGTTTTGGCAACAATTGTTTTCCCCAATAGGTTTCCATCTCAGCGCCTACTCCGGAATAGTAGTCCGTATAAGGATTGCCTACTGCAAACCCTTTAAAATTCAATTTATTTTCATTTTTTTCATTATAACTGACAATTTCATCAGCTAATGTCGGCATATAATGTCCACCATAACTTTCTGATGTAATATACAAAGGCGAATTAGAATATTCGGGAAATTTTTTCAAAAATTGTAGAATGGTTTCAAGATTATCTTTTGCTGCTTGGCTGTCACCTATTCTATAGTCATCAGAATTATCAGAATATGAAAACCCAACACCAACAGGCTGTTCTAAAAATACCATATTTGATATTTTGTTCCATCTCCATTCATTCATTACAAGACTTCCATCTTTATCTGGTCTAAATGGACCCTGCTCGGTTAAGAACCCAATTAATCCAGAACAACCCGGGCCTCCATTTGTCCAAAATACCAACGGATCGGTTGCCGTGTTTTGCTCAGACTCTACAAACCAATAATGTATTTGTTTTTTAGTGTCGCCAAGTTTCAAATAACCACTAAATTGGTTAAAACCAAGCTCGTCATTTAATCCTGGTAAATTTGTTATTTGATCATTTAAAGCTTCATTCGTATAAGAGGAAACTAATGAAGACAAGAGAGAAAACAATGAAATTATGCCAAAAAGAATTTTCTTCATTTTTATAATATATTATAATATTTTTATTATTATTTAATTATATATATAATAATGAGATTGGAAATATTTGTATTAGGCATAACAGCATTTTTTATATATAATGCGTATAGTGACGGTAAATATTCAAAAATGTTATTGTCATTTAAGAAATATTATAAAATGATATTTTTTGCGCTTTTAGGTATAGGTATATATGTTCTTTTAAAACGAAATCCGAATCAAGGACGAAACATGTTACTATATGCTAATAATGTTGTTAAATTTATGCCAATTGACAAAACGTCTATGGACATGATCAGTCCTATTTTTGATTTTACATCTACAAATGACAATAGTTTTATGGAATCATTTAATAATATTGATAGTAGCAATTTAACAAGTACTTTAATGGGAGGTAATGGAATATGTAATTCAGAAAGAAGAATATTAGCTTCAGGTAAAAATGGAACAAAACGTTCTGTAAGTGAAACAAAAAAGAAATATGTTGCTTCACAACAAGATTGGAAGTGTGGAGACTGTCAAGCACAATTGGATCATACATTTGAAATTGATCACCGTGTCCGTTTAGAATATGGTGGTGGAAATGATGTCCAAAATTTAATAGCTTTATGTAGAAATTGTCACGGTAAAAAAACCGCAAGTGAAAATATGTAAGGTATATTTACTACAAATATTTAACTATTAATTTTATTCAAAATATTATTGTATAATATTAATATATGAGTTCATCTTCTACTACTACAATTAATCCTGGATCAAATAGTGATGTTTTACAAAAATTTAAAACGCCTTCTGTTTTTTACCCAATTATATTTTTGATTATTTTATTGATTGTAGCCATTTTTATGATTATGTATAATGTAAAAATACCTGGTTCCAGCAATGCTCCATCAACATTAAAAAACTCCGACATTGAAATAATATCAAATGTCTCTCTTATTTTGTTTATTATTTTAATAATTTATTTTATTTGTATTATGTTTTTACCCAACTTCAAAGAATTGAAAGAGTTTTTTATTCAAACTAAAGAGTCATCCTATATTATTTTATATACAATATCATTAATTTTATTTTATAGATTTATGCCCAGTAATATAATTAATAATTATGCTTATATTATTCTTCCAATTACTTTACTAATAGGTATTTTTATTTTTTATAAAGGAGCGCAAAGCAATTATATTAATAGTTTTAATATTAATTATGAGAGAATAAAATCCCTCATATTATTCTTTTGCTTTATTACAACAATTATTGTATATTATAATATAGATCCCGGCGGCTATACTCAAAAATATTTAGGGTCTTCACTATTAATCACAATAATTATGAGTGTTTTCGCCTTATTATATGTTATTATACTTTTAACATTGCCGTCATCTGGTAGTAGCGCTACAACACCTAATTTGCTGAGCAATTTTTCCAATTTTTCTGTTTATGGTAGTATATTGTTTGTCATTTTTTTAATTGTTATGACAATTTTAATTTCAACATATCCTGGTGGTTTTTTTAAAAATAAAAATATATCTACAAGTGTTATAATTATTTTATTATTAATTGTTATATTATGGTCTACAATGTTAGCCGTATTTTTATTTCCAGAATTAAGTAATAAACAAATTGATAGTGATAAATTAGGGTTATTCAAACGTTCATTATTGGCTTTATTTGGTGTAGTTATTTCGGGTTTGATTATTTATTGGCTTGTTTATAATATACAACAATTATCAGGCGCAACAAGTATACTCAGTTTCATATTGAATATTATAGTTGTTATTTTAATTATGTCATTAATTTATAAAACTATAAATGTTAAATTACCATATGGAAATTCTAAGAAAAGTGCCTTTGTTGACATGATAATTAATACAATTTTTTACATTCCTTGTTTGTTCTCATCTTTTTTTGAAACAACTACGAATTTTTTTAAAAATGAATACGCAATTACTACACCCAGCTCAGTATTAATGTTAGTATTATTGCTTATAGTAATGGCTATATACTATTTTATTCCAAAAGTGTATAATATGATTAATTTACAAGGAGGCAAATTATTAGTTAATAATCCAGTCAGTGCAAATTCACAAATGTCTTTAGGTACTTATCAAGATTTAAATGGCAGTGAAACTTTTAATTATGAATATGCTATATCCAGCTGGGTTTATATTAACTCTGCATCACCTAATACGAACTCATCTTATTCCAAATATACATCATTAATAAATTTTGGCGGCAAACCAAATGTGCTTTATAATGGTAGCACAAATACTTTAATGGTTACAATGCAACAAAAAAATTTAAAAAATGTTACCAAAAATAAACTAATTGATTTTGATGAAGAAGGTAATAGAATTATTTATATAAAAAATGGAGTATTACTACAAAAATGGAATAATATAATAATTAATTATAGCGGAGGCATTTTAGACATTTTTTTAAACGGTGAACTTGTAAAATCGGATATTGGGGTTGTTCCTTATTATACTTTAGATAGTTTGAATATTGGCGAAGATAATGGAATTCTCGCAGGAATATGTAATGTTGTTTACTATAATAAACCATTAACATCGGCAAATATTTTTGTTTTATATAATATGGTTAAAAATAAAGATCCTCCAGTATCTATGAATAATGATATAACAATTAATAAAAAGAAAAATTTTGAGCAACAATAATTAATTAATTTAATTTATTTATTTAATTAAATAAATTAACTATAAAATTTCTAAATCTATATTATACAATGGACCCCTTAAGTATTATCATTATAATTGCTTTTATTGTTTTAATAATTATTATATGGAAATATGTAATTTCAGACCCATATACATTACAAACTCTACAAAATGGCCAAACTGCTTCTACAATTAATGCTACAAGTTTAGCAACAAATGGAACAAATGTTCCATCAAGCAATTTTGCGTATTCTATATGGTTTTACATTAATGACTGGAATTATCGTTATGGAGAAAACAAAGTTATTTTTGGTAGAATGGGTGCTGCCAGCTCACAAGGAAATGGCTCTATTTCTGGCGTAAACGGTCTTGACCCATGTCCTGCGGTTGTTTTAGGTGCCGTTGAAAATAATGTCTCTATTTCTTTAGGATGTTATCCTGGTGTTAACCAACAACCAACAACACCTGGCGGTAATACTGTTATACATACTTGTAGTGTAGCAAATGTTCCTATACAAAAATGGGTTAATTTACTTGTCAGCGTTTATGGCAGATCTATGGATATTTATATAGACGGTAAATTAGTCAGAACCTGCTTGTTACCAGGAGTTGCTAATGTTAATAACAACTCAAATGTTTATGTTACACCTGCCGGAGGATTTAACGGATGGACATCCAACTTCCAATACTTCCCAAATTCTATAAATCCACAAGATGCATGGAATATTTACACTAAAGGTTACGGCAACAAATGGGGTTCTTTGTTTGGAACTTATAAACTTCAAGTTGCTTTAGTGGAAAATGGAGAGACACAAGGCAGTATTAGTATTTAAAATATTACTTTTGAATTTTTCTTATTTATTTATATATAATGAGCGATACATTTAAATCATTTTCTACAAGTACAGGGAGTTTTGGATCGATGAATTTTTTAGAATCAAATAGTTTAGTAGCAAAATTTACATTTTTACTTTTAATTATATTTCTTTTTGTTATCTTATTAAGAGTTGGTATTTCAGTAATTTCCTTTTTTTTATCATCCAACAACACACCACATTTAATTGATGGTATGGTTGACGCTACACAAATGATTGTTTTTCCTCAGGATCCAAGTAACAATAACGCGGTTACTATTTATAGATCTGTAAATGCAACAGATGGCATTGAATTTTCTTGGTCTGTTTGGATTTTTATCAATAATTTACAATATCTTGAAGGACAATATAAGCATATTTTTTACAAAGGAAATAATAATTTAGAACAAAATGGAAAAAATTTTCCTAATAATTCTCCTGGTCTATATTTAGCTCCTAATACAAACGATCTTATTGTAATGATGAATACATTTAATGATATTAATGAGGAAATTGTCATTCCTGATATTCCTATTAATAAATGGTTCAATGTGATTATTCGATGTAAAAATACCACCCTCGATGTTTATGCTAACGGAACTATAGTAAGAAGTATTAATTTAACCGGTGTTCCTAAACAAAATTATGGTGATGTTTATGTTGGTATGAATGGAGGTTTTAATGGATATATTTCTAATTTATGGTATTATAATTATGCTTTAGGAACCGCATCTATACAAAAAATTGTTAATGATGGGCCTAATACTAAGATGGTTGGTAATAATGGTATAAATGATAAAACAAATAACTACTTGTCATTGCGATGGTTTTTTTACGGTGCTGGAGACACATATAACCCATAAACAAATTAAATTAAATAATTTATTTATTAATAATAATATAATTAATAAATAATCTATATATAAATGTCATATAATCCTTATCCTACAAGAGTATGGTCCAGAGTTCAAAATCCATGCACTTTTACCGTAAATAGTTCATATAATTCTGTATTTTTACCCTTAACCGGTAAAACAGGAACACAATTGGAAGCTAATTATGAAGCAAAACTTATTTCCAAAGGAAATATTTTACAATATAAAAAAAACAGCTCTAATTTAACAAAAAAACAAAAATATACTCAAATCTGTAAAGGCATGTGGACTAATAGAACTAAATCATTTGCTACTCAAACTCAAACATATACTAACCCCAATACATCCAATTTCATGCGCGTTAATTATGTCAATGTTCCTACAAATGGAAATATAACTTATATTCCAGGTCCATATAATTTTTATATACCGGCGCCAAATGGCTGCAACACTGATACAATTAAAGATGGTGGTAGTTTATTATGTAACACCATTGTTAAT